CAAAATTTGTATTGTCAATCTTGGAAGTCGCGTACCTTGCGAAATAATCCTTCCAAGAAGATGGACAAAATAGATCCAAGTTTTCATATCTCAAGACGCTCAGTTCAGATAGGGAATCCAAATAAGATTCTAATTTCAATTGGTGTTCCACGGGCAGCCCGAACATTTCCTCAACTAAAAATCGAGTCCTCGTTCCGACTGGCTTGGATACCAATGAATACGAGACAGCTTCTAAAAGTTGCTCTCGTTCCCATTCACTGATCCGTCCGTTCCTGATGAAATTCATCAACCTTGTCTTAGGCACTCCTGATGTGACACGCAATCCGTACGCGGCCAAGCTCTGTAAAACAGGGCAGCCAGGGTACTGGTAAGCCATAGATAATGACTTACAGCGGAGTAGGAGCAGCTTCTTCTTGTCGTTAGAATGCTGATAGTTATGTCTGCAAAATCCGAATGAGACTAACTCCTCTAAAGGGTTAGTCACATTAATGCGATCCTCCTCATCAAATATCAGCCCGCAAAAAGAAGCCCTAGACAATTTTGTATGAACTTCTAACTTTATGTTTAGTCCCAGTTTGGCAAAATCCATTGAAGTTGGTGTGTTTCCTTCCACCACGAATATGCCATCGTCACCTTCCACGAAGCCGTCAACCGACTTTGACCCTACTTTGTCGCATAAAAACAGCATGAACATCAGGTTGCTAAATCCGTTTCCTAAAGAAGTGCACATTTCACCTGACATTCTGCTGGCATCCAGGGCCACATCAAAATATTTGAAGACGCAGTGGTTACGACCTGCAAGAACGTTGTTGCAGTACCACATAAAGTTATCGTGATTGGGCAAGTGTTTAGTCATGTGCTTATACAGCACAAATTCACAAGCCTTCATCAAGTCAGCAGTAAATAGAGATTCAAAAGAGGTGTAGTCTGTTGCAATGTATCGCGCGGTGTCACGATAACACCTGTCAAATATTGCCTGAGCTCGGTCACGTACAGGTATCTTCTTTATGAACCATCGTCTGGTTCGCTGGACACTAAACAATTGCTCTTCAATAAGCTTAAATGTTGGTCCAACAAGACACTTGAATTCATCTGTACGCGACATGATCCCTCTTGGGTATTTGTAGTCGGGATACACCTCATCTTTCATGAAACTCTTCACTAAAAACAGCCGGGGATCTTTCTTATCCCTACCCTCTAGGTTCTTCCAGGTTTCCATCAAACCTTCTCTTCTCCATAGAGGATAATTAGTACGGCTGAGCCATCTATCCACAGATAAGTCACAATCGGATGCTAATGGCGTCAAGTTCTCCTCAACCCACCGAGTGACAAATCTCTCCAGCTCCTGCAAAAT